GCACCTGCTCGGCGTCGTCAACACGGCGATCGACAAGTACTCGGCGCTGAACGACAGCCTGAAGGAGCAGCCATGAGCGAGTCTGACTCGACCGACACGGTCATTATGGTCGCGAGCCCATTCGTCGGCGCGCTGGTCGGATTTGCCATCGCCTTCTGGCTGTGGCCGTGGCTCGGGCCGCAAATCCTCAACCCGTGTCCGCAGTGGACCGGCTTGGGCATCGGGCTCTATGCGGGCTGGCACGCTTTCAAGTCGATCGGCGTGCGCATGAAGACGGTGGAGCTCGAGCGCATCAAGAAGCGCCTCGATGCTCTCGAGCGCAACGACATCACGAGCGTGGTCAGCGACCTACGCAAAGCAGCGGGGATTCGCCGATGAGCATCCTCTCCGACGCGCTGCGCATCCTCGGCCGCTTCTTCGGCCTGCGACCAGGGCCCGACGTCGAGCGCATCGTGGTGCGCGGCAAGCTGAACGTGACACCTGAGCAGCTGGCGGACGGCCGCGGCGCGAAGTTCGTCGACCTGCCGCCACCAGCTGCAAAGCCGAAGGAGAGCAAGCCGTCGTGAGGCCTGGCGATAGCATCACCGTCGCATTGCGGAACGGGTGGACCGATCGCGCTGACCACGGGCTGCTGCGTAAAGAGCAGCTCTACCGCCGTCCTCTCTCGCGACGCATTGCATGGCGGATCGGTTGGGAGCTCGCGAACATGCTCGCAGGCACGCCGCTACGCACGCAGAGGCGCAAGTGAGACGCTGGCTCGAGAGCATGTCCGACGCGTTCTGGGCGTGGCTCGACCACATCATGGAAGAGCCCGAGGAGCGCACCGACCCGCCGCATGCGTACGCGCAGCCGGGCACGATCGGCAGCTACCGCTACGGCAACAGGTGCCTGTACTGCGACACGCGCGACGACCAGCGCCGCGAGCACAACGAGATTGCGTGCACGCGCAGCTACCAGGAGTTGGCGTGAGCGTAGAGAAGAGCAAGTACGGCCTGATGAAGCTCGCGCGCGAACGCGCCAAGCGTGACCGCGACATGTTGGCGCGATGCCCAATCGAGCTGCGTGCAGAGCTCCGCGCTGACCTCCGACAGCTTCGGCGAGCCGAGCGCGAAGTCCTTCAGGCACGACGGCTGACGAGGGCCAGTGAATAACGCGAATCACGTCTGGCGCACCCCTCTGAAGCGACCGCGCAAGTACAAGCAAAACCAGGCTTGGAGGCTCTGCACTCACTGCGGGAAAGAGCCGCGCCCCGGCAGGCGGTATTGCCAGAAGTGCGCCGATCGGAACAAAGCATCGAAGCTTCGTGCAAAGGAGCTCGCATGAAGCTCCTAGCTGCACTGCTGCTCGCAGGCTGCTACGCCCAGCACGAGGCAGAGCCGTGTGAAGATTACCGGGCCGAGGGGAGCAACGCGGCTGGCGCGAGTGCACCCGTTGGGAAGTCAGCAGCGCCCCAGAGCCCGACCATGTACCCCGGCCCGTGCCCCTTCGCGTACGACGCCGTGCATTGCTACTGCACCGACGCGACGCACGAGGTGTGTGACGGCCGGTACTGCGAAGGCCCGTACGTCGGCTGCATCGCGCCGGGCTCGCCGGTCAGCAGCACGTGGGGGCAGCGGTGAAGTACAGCAACTCCGTCCAAGTGCGCGATGCCGGGCCGCTCTACCAGCCGACCGAGAAGGAAGTGCGTCGCAACATGGCTCGCCTCGCACGTGACGCCATCCGCGGCATCATCGCGGCGAAGCTGCGTGAGCTGCCCGAGTCCGACGAGCTGCCGACCTCCACGCTGCACGAGGAGTGTCACCGGCAGGCGTTGCTGGCGCTGCTCGACCTCGGCATGAACTCGGAGAAGGACAGCGACCGCATCGCAGCGCTCGCGAAGATCGGCGAGCTACGCATCGCGGAGATGCGTCTGATGGCGGACCTGCGCGACGAGAACGAGGCGAAGGCGGCGCCGGCCAAGGTCGTGGTCGTCAACGCGGCGGACATCTCGCGACTGAGTGAGCTGCAGCGGCAAGAGCGTGCGGGAGAGAAGCGTTGACCGCGGCCGCGGCGATAGACTTAGAAGCGATTACGCGTGAGGAGCGCACGGCGCTGCTCTACCAGGCAGGCGCGCTCGATTGGAAGGTGCGCGACTACCAACTCGCCGATCACCAAGCGTTCACCGCGTGGGATGCCGAGCGGCAGACGCAGGAGCATCTCGACGAAGCAGAAGCCGCGGGCGCGCTGTACGACAACATGTGGGTTGACGAGTGCGGTCGGCGGTACGGCAAGACCGCGCAGTGGCTTATCCGCGACGTCAGCGCAGCTATCCGCAGGCCAGGAGCACGCGGACTCATCGCATGCGCGTACCAGAAGAACATCGGCGAGATCATCGTCCCGCTGACGAAGGTGCTCTTTCGCGACGCGCCCGAAGGCTACTTCCCCGAGTATCGCGGCACGCATGGCGCTGATCACGAGTGCCTGATCATCCCGGCGACCGACTCGATCATCAAGCTCGTGGGCGTCGACGTGCATCCCAAAGCAGTCCGTGGCCAGTGGTGCGACTTCTGCCACCTCTCGGAGGCTGCGTTCATCCGAAACCTCCGCGAGCTCGTGACGTCGGACATCATGCCGATGTTCCAAGACCGGCCGTGGGCGTGGATCGCGCTCGAGAGCTCGACGGCGCACACGCGCGACTGCGAGTTCAACACCGAGTTCCGCGAGGACGCCAAGAAGCGCGGCACCTACCGCAAGCACACGATCCGCGACAACACGCATCTGACCGAGGAGCAGATCGCGAAAGAGGAGCGCCGCTCCGGCGGCAAGGGCTCCGCGAACTGCCAGCGCGAGCTCTACTGCGAGGAAACCCGCGAAGAGACGCTGATGGTCGTGCCCGAGTTCGACGCCAAGCGGCACGTCATGCCCGCGGGCGAGGTGCCCCAGCACGCGCACTGCTACGTCAGCATGGACCCCGGCGAGAACGACCCGCTCGGCATCGTCTGGGGCTTCTACGACTTCGCGCGCGCCAAGCTCGTCATCCAGCGCTCGTTCGCCAAGTCGAACTACCGCACGGGCGAAGCGGCCGCGCTCATCAAGGTGACTGAGGCCGAGCTCTGGGGCACGTCGCACCGGGACATCCCCGAGACCATGCGGCGCGACCCGGCCAAGCTCGCGCGGCCGATGCTCTCGATCACAGACGTCGTGCGCACCGCCGGCGGGCTCGCGTGGGACCCGCCACCGGCTGCAATCACGCACTGGGACCACGGCGCCAACGAGTTCTTGCCGAACCCGTACAAGCGCGTGAGCGACATCGACGCCCGCATGGTGGGCGACTTGGCCGTAGAGCACGCGCTCAACTTCGAGAAGACGGCGAAGGATGATGCGTACGCGCAAGAGGCGGCTCTGCGTCACGCGTTCTCGATGGACTGGATCGAGATCTGGGAGCCTGAGGGCGACCTGGCTCGGCAGCTCGAGAGCGGCATGTGGCAGCTCGACGCGAACGGACGTCGACGCGACTGGATGCGCACGCCGAGCTTGGGCCACCTCGATTGCGTCGCTGCGCTCATCTACCTGTGGCGCAACCTCGTGCGCGAGAAGAACCCCTTCCCGCCGGCAATCATCGACACGGCGCTGCACGGCTACGCGCTGCCCGTGGGCGTCGACAAGAACACGGCCACGGGACGGCCTGCCAACGGCGCAGACACGCGCTTCCGCAACAGTCCCGCAGTGAGGCAATGGAGATGACCGGCTGGCATTCGGGACCACGCATGCCGCTCCACGAGGTCAAGCGTCAAAACTTCACGCACGGCGCGTGGTGCGACGTCTGCAAGCGCAACGGTCGCGTGCACACGCACAAGTGCAAAGAGTGCGATCACATGGAGACCGGTGACGTGGTCAGCCGTCACAACGACGGGCTCTGCTTCTGGTGCCACCCCGGCTTCGGCAAGCGCGTAGTAGCGAATCGGCCAGGTCACTTAGCGATGCTGAAGAAGATTGCAGAACAGGTGGGACATGACTGACTACATCTGGCCGCTCGTGGCGGCGCTGGGCCTCGTGCTCGCGTACAGCGCGTTGATGCGCTGGCTCGGCAACGCGCCGAAGGCTGACGTCAACGCACTGCTCGACCGTTACCACGGCCTGCAGAAGGCGTTCGACCTACACAGGTCGCAGTGGGACCTCATCGGTGTGGAGTGGCGGCAGAAGGTCGTCGAGCTCGACAAGAAGTGTGACCGCGTCGTGATCGACGCCAAGAACGAGATTGCGGGCGACCTCGCCACGGTCTCCAACATCACAAGCAAGGGATGGCGATGACCAAAGACGAAGCGACGAAGCTAGAGGACTGGATCGTCGAAGACGACGAACCGGAATGGACCGACGAGAACGGCATGGTCCGGCGCGGAAAGCGCATCCGGTTCACGCCAGACATCGTGCTCCGCCACGACGGTCAGCCGATAAACATGTTCGACATGCGCGAAGGACTCGCGATCTATCTGCGCCGCATCGCAGCGTATCTGGAGGCGTGATGAACCAACCAGCAAAGCAAGAACAGGACACGCGTCTCCCGTATCCCGAGGACACCGTGTTCTTCGTGCCCGAGGCGCCGTACGAGAACAGCGTCATCCGCGGCTACCTCAACAAGAAGTACAAGGGCATCCCGAAGGACATGATCGTGTCTCAGGTGAACATGGCCGTGTTGCCTCACCTCGAGTCGCTCAAGTTCATCGTGTGCGTGCGTCGCGGTGTCGATGGCAACCCGCCGGGCGACGCGTACACGGTCGGCCCCGACGATCGCGGCATTCTGCGCGAGAGGCCGATCCCGCCCGAGACGTACCACCGCGAGGTGTACGAGAGCCCTTCGATCCGCGCGCGCGATCACATCAGCGCGACACGCGTTTCGCTCTTCACGCAGAACGAGACCAACCTGCTGAAGCTGATCGACGTGCTGTGTGAGCACGCCCTGCCGTGCCGCATCACGCCGCAGAACAAGCCCGACCTGATGTTGAAGTTCATGGTGGCTTGATGGCCAAGGTCGCATCCATCGCGAAGAAGCGCGAAGAGAAAGAGAACGAGCGTCAGCGCAAGAACCGCTTGATGATGCTGATGCACAAGTTCATGGATGCGGCCGAAGCCACGCCACCCGACGAGAGCATGATGAAGATGTACGGCCGCGGACTGGCGGGATACCCGAACGACGAAGTGAACGCAGCCAACCGCGCCGCGAGACGGCAGCGAGTGAAACCCACCGAGGCGAGCTGATGGCAAGTCCGAACACCCTGTACCGACGCATGGCTGCGGAAGCTGATGAGCGTCGCAGCACGCGAATGCTGTTTCCGACGACCACCAATCGCCGCATGCGACGTGCAGCTGGACGCACTCTGCGTCTGAAGCTCAAGCACGACCGCAAGCACCCGATGCCGCCGACGGCTGCGGACACGGCGCACACCGAATCGGAGGCGCCGACATAACATGGCCGACGGAGACGCAAACCAACAGGTTCCCTGGCCGTGCAAACCCGCAGACGAGATCGTCGATGAGCTAAAAGGCCAAGAGCGCGGGTGGTGGTACGCAGGTGAGAGGCGTGGATACTGGCAACTGCTCCGCTTGATGTACGCGCAGTCGCAGGGCATGGACCCGAGCGGCGCCGTCAACGCGACACAGCAGCTGCAGATCGTGGGGAAGAACGCGACCTTCGTGCGCTTCCGCGTGCAGCTCGCGCGCAGTCACATCAAGCAGCGCAACATCATGGCGCAGGGCGAGCGGCCCGCGTTCCAGTGCCTCGCGCTCAACGATGACTTCGACAGCCTCGCGCAGGTGCCGACCGCGCAGGCGGGCATCGACTACGTCTATCGCTCTGCGAAGGGTGAGCAGTGCGAGTGGCGCGCGCTCGAGAGCGACGGCTACTTCGGCGAGGGATTCGTCTGGGGCCGCTGGGACTACACAGGCGGCGTCGACGTCGTCAAGACCGAGCAAGAGCCGGTCATCGACGAAACGACCGGGCAGCCGGCGATGTGGCCGCCCGAGGCGGACCCGCAGACCGGCCAGATGGGCGAGCCGCAGCCGGTCACCCGCGACGTGCAGAAGAAGCAGAAGGCGGGCACGCCCACGCTCACGCCGCTGTTCCCCTGGGACGTCGTACGCGACCCGTACGCGCGTAACACCGCCTGGGTGATGGTCCGCGAGGTGGTGAGTAAGCACGCCGTCGCAGCGCGCTACGCACCGGGCAACACCCCCGAAGAACAGAAGCTGCGAAACGCGATCTTGTCGACGAACAACCTGCGTTCCGAAGCCGGCATCGCGGAAATGTTCGCGTACGACATCGGCGCGACGACGACCGATCAGATCATCGTTCGGCACTTCTACCACGAGCGCTGCGAGTACCTGCCCGAGGGCCGGTACATCGGCGTGTGTGGCGATGAAGTGCTGTGGGACGAGCCGAATCCGCTGCCCGAAGGCAACCCGATCGTCTCGATCTGCAGCGCCAAGTACTTCGGCACGCAGTTCGGCTATCCGGAGTGCTCCGACCTGCTCGCGGTGCAGGAGATGCTCGACGAGATGTACACGCAGACGGCGAACAACGCGCTGCGGTACGGCAATCAGTCGCTCTGGGCCGAAGACGGCGTCGAAGTCGACATGGACAAGCTGTCCAAAGGCGGCGGCTTCTTCAACTACAAGACCGGGCAGCAGCCACCGCAGGCAATCCAGTGGGCAGAGATGCCCCGGATCACGGAGTACCTGCTCGAAAACCTGCCCGAGCTCATGAACTTCATGTCGGGCATGAACTCGGTCGCGCGCGGTGCGCCCGAGTCGAACATCGAGAGCGGCACCTTCGCCGCGTTGATGCTCAACATCGCCCAAAAGTTCGTCAGCGCGACCGAACAGTCGCTCGAGCAAGCGCGCAACGACATCGGCAACATGCTGCTGTCGTTTCTGCATGCGAATGCGGACACCGAGTTCGTCGGCATGGTCGCGGGCGAGAATCAGGCGCCCTATCTGCGCTGCTTCAAAGGCACGGACTTCGCGGGCATCCAGCGCGTGCAGGTGTCGACCGCTTCGCCGCTCATGCGGACGATTCCGGGACGCTTCGAGGTCCTGAACGCGATCAAAGACATCCCGGACCGACGCGACAAGGCTGCCGCGTACCAGATGCTCAACACGGGCGTGTCGACCGCGTTCTCCGACCCGCTCATGAGCGAAAAGCTGCTCATCCAGTGGGAGAACGAGCAGCTGATGAAGGGCATCTGGGTCGAGCCCGCGTCGATCGACGACCACGTGCAGCACGGCGAGGACCACAAGTCGCTCGCGAACAAGCTCCGCACGATGCCGGTGACCGACAACCCGCAAGAGATGCAGCAGCGGCAGGCAGCGCTCGAACTGGTGCTGCAACACACGGGCGTGCACGCGGTCACGTGGGCGACGTCGGACCCGATCTTCTGCGACATGCTGAAGATCCCGCGCCCAGCGATGCCAGCGAACCCGTTCGGCACGTTGCCGGTGCAGGGCATGCCGAGCACAGGCGAGCCGACCGGCGCGCCGCAGAACCCTGCAGGCGACATGACGAAACCCGACGGCGGCCAGCCGAAGCAACCGAAGGCGGCCGAGCAACCCGAAAACGCGCCGGCGCAAGAACCCGCCAACATGGCGCCAGCGAGCTGAAGAGGACTTATGCCAGAGATGAACGGAGCACCAGCACCCAGCGCGCCGGCAGGCGTATCGCAGCCAGCAGCGGCGCCCGCAGGCGTCGCACAGCCGCAACCGCAAGCCCCGAAGCGCATGCGCATCTCCGACATGGAGATGGGCCTGGAGCAGGCGAGCGCGCGCGCGGACGCACGTGCGATCGAGACCGAGCATCGGCTCGCCCGACCGGACCC